GCATTGAACACTTATATTGCTGATCTCAAACGTAATATATCTGAAGCAAATGGAAAGATTAATCATGAATTATGGTTGAATGTAGCTGAAACCTATCGATCAAGTTCATCAGATCCTAATTTACAGAATCAACCTAAACATGGTGATATACTCCCAGGATTTCCTTGGAAATCAATTAGAAAAGTATTCATTCGATTAGCAGATGGATGGCTAATCGCTGAATTTGATTATGATGGTGCAGAAGTCAAAGTTGCAGGTATGCTTGGTAATGATCCACAAATGATTGAAGATCTTAATAACGATCTCGATATGCATTCCCATTGGGCAATCAAATTATTTGGATTAAAAGGATATTCATATGAACAAGTAAAAGAACAATTTGGTGATAATGAAAGATTTCTTGCTAAAAATAATTTTACTTTTGCTAATTTCTTTGGAGCAGGATTTCAATCAATTGCAGAAGAAATGAGGAAAAGTGAATTCTATAAAGAATTTGTTAGTGGCATATATAATATGCGTAAAAGTAAAAATGAAACATTTGATTCATACTATTATAATTTTTCATTGAATCATATTAAAGATTGTCAAAATCAATTCTATGAAAGATACCATGTGTATAAGGCATATCAAGATGCCATAGTTGACAAGTACTACAAAACAGGGTATGTAGAGAATCCATTCGGATTTCGCAGAAGATTCCCATTAACAAGAAATGAAATAATTAATTATCCAATTCAATCAACTTCATTTTTATTATTGCTTGATTCATTAATTAAAATTGAAGATGAATTGGAGAAAGGAGATTGGAAATCCCATTTAATCAATCAGATTCATGACAGTGGTAAAGCAAACTTAATTACATATGAAGCAGGAGATTTCATGGATATGGTAGATGACAAAATGTGCAATAAACCTGATTTACCTTGGAGTACTACTGTCAAAATGAAAACTGATTGGGAAGTTGGCAAAAACTGGTTTGATATGAAACACATTAAACGTAGTTAAAACAAACGAAAGGAGAATGAATTATGTTAAATTTAACTAATTATCAAAAAGCAGGTTATGGTTGTGTATTTGTTGAAACCCTTGAAATGAAACGTGCAATTAAATCAATTGAAATAGATGCACCTTTCAAAAAGAAACTTTGGAGTCCTATTCGTGGACTTATCCAAGATTATTATCGTTTTGCTGAAGATGAACCAATTGATGCCATTAATGTTTTACGCAGAGCAGTAGGACAACAGGCTGATGGTTCATTTCAAACTGCCCCTTCCAATACTGCATACATTCTGGAAAACTTTGATGAATTCATTGAATCATTTGATGTAATGCAAACCATTCTTGACATTTATGATCTACTTAAATCCAATCATACAATGATTGTCATGGTAGGTAGTAATTCTGCTGCTATTCCTTCCAAGATTAAAGAATTTATTCCTGTTGTAGAATTTAATTTGCCCGATACTGAAGATATTATCATTATTGCCAATGGTATTGCCGAAACTTCAATTGAAGAATTAGGTAATGAATATAAAGACAAATTTGAAATAAATAATATGATCATTGAAGCATGTAAAGGTATGACATGGGAAGAAATTGAAAATGCCCTTGCCAAATCTGCTGTTGAAACCAGATCATTTGATTTCAGACATATTATGGATCGTAAGAAACAAGTAATCAAGCAAACTGGATTCATGCAATTCATTGAACCCGAACCAATCGAAAATCTTGGTGGAATGAATCACTTCAAAGACTATTGGACTTTAAGAACAGAACCTTTCCTCAATGAAAATTCAATTAAACCAAAAGTTAAAGCTGTATTGTGTGCTGGATTCCCAGGAACAGGAAAATCATTAGGAGCAAAGGTATTAGGATCTATTCTCAATTGGCCTGTGATCTTATTTGACGTTGGTGCAGTTAAAGAAGGTATTGTTGGTGAAACTGAAAAAAAGATTCGCAAGGCAACAATGACAATTGATTCAATTGGCAGATGTATCTTTGTAATGGATGAAATTGAAAAATTCTTTGGTGGTACAGGATCAGGACAAACAACCACAAGTGGTGTTGATGAAGGAATGTTGGGGCATATCCTTACATGGATGCAAGAACGTACATCTGAAGGTATCCTTTATGGAACTGCAAATAACCTTGATGCACTACCTCCTGAATTTAAAAGAGCAGGTGGACGTTGGGATACCATCTTCTTTGTCAATCTACCCAATAAGCATGAGATTGAAGAAATCATTTCAATTCACAATCGCAGATATCAATCACAAATTCCTTCAGATCCTACTTTTTGTAAAGAATTAAATGATCAAGGATGGTCTGGAGCAGAGATTGAACAATTGGCAAAAGATTCTCATTATGATCCAGTTGATATCGCAATGAAAAACATTCCTATTCTTTCTCGATTTGATTCCAAAAAATTTGATCGAACAAAAGAAATGGCAAAAACATTTAGATGGGCTAATAGCAAAGATCATTCAAAAGAAATTATGAAACCCCGAAAATTAAATCTTAATTAAGGAGGATTTATTATGAGTCATAATGAAATAATTGATTTGGAAATAACAGATCTTAAAACATTGGCAAATACAGCTAAACGATTAGGTGGTGAATTAAGAATTGGTCAATTGACTTATAAATGGTATGGTAGAAACGTTGGTGACTACCCTTTACCGGAAGGTGTAAAAGCATCTGATCTTGGCAAATGTGAACATGCAATCAAATTTCCTGGAATTGGATATGAAGTTGGAGTAATCAAATCCAAAACTCAAAAGGGAGCATATCAATTGCTTTGGGATTTCTATGATCGAGATCTCAAAAATAAAATGGGTGGAAAAAAAGCAATTACATTCATTCAACATTATACAATGGAAAAAACCCAACAAGCTGCAATGATGAAAGGTAAACTTTGCAGAGAATCAGTAATCAAAACTGAATTGGGTGAAAAACGTAGAATGGTAATTAATTTATAAAGGAGGTATCTTATGCAAAAACAAATAATTGTAGAAGTCGATGAAAATGGAAAAATTCATTTTGAAACTGATGGATTCGTTGGTGATGAATGTGTTACCGATGCTATCGTCAATCACGTTAAAAATCAATTAGGCAAAGGTCTTGGGCCAGAATTCAAAGCTGTATTCTATAAAAAGAATCAGACAAAAACAGTTCATAAGAATTTCTGTGGATAATGGACACCTTTACTGTCATATTGATTGCAATTGCAACTGGAGAAAGATTCATTCTTCAAAATGTTATTGCTGAAGTTGAAATAAAACAGGAAAATTATAATCATACAACAATTGGTGGCATGGTAGATCATCAAATGGTCATAAGATCACATCTGGATATTGTTCTGGAAATGCATAATCTTGATAGAGGTAAATTTAAGCAATTGAAAAATATGATATTTAATGAAGAATTATTATTATCATTTCAAGATGTTCATCCTAATTTAATTAAAGGACGTGTTACTGGAACAACAATGGATATGCACAAAATTTCAATTGAATTTAGAGGAAATTCAATTGATAAAACATTTAATGAATACATTATTGAAATGGATAATCAATTAAAATTAACTGCTAATCAACATATTTGGGAATCATCAAAATTATCACAATCAAAACCTAAAAAATTCAAAAATGAGTTAAAACCACTCAAACGTAGACTAACCTTTTAAAAAAGAAAGGAGATTAATCATGGCTAAAATCGCAAAGAATAAAAGTAATGAAATAAACATTTTCGATCTTGGAACCTTACTTCAATTTGAAACTCATTCATGGCAAGCACGTAAAGGTATTCCTCAAGCTATTAAAGAGAGAATGACTAAAGAAACTGATTGGGTATCGGGTTATAAACGATTAATTAAAAAAGAAAGGTTGCAGGGAATCAATTCAGTAATTACCTCAGTTCGGAACTATGTTTGGGATATATCTTTACCATTTCCAATCAAATCAGTTAATTTTGTATCCAATCAAATTACAGAAGAAGCAGACATTAAACTTAGGGCTTATATGAAGATGCTTAAAAAAGAAGTTGATCTATTTGCAAAGGATTATGACAAATGGATTAATGAATCTGAAAAAGCCTTAAAGAAAGATGGATTATTCAATAAAGAAGATTTCCCAATGAATGTGCGTAATCGATATCTCATTGAATGGAGATGGTTCGATATGACTATTCCATCTGGAATCACAGATGAAATGTATAAGATTGAATCAGATCGAATTCAAACAATGATGGATGAAACACGCCACAACTGCATCATTGCTATGCGAGAAGGTTTTGGTGAACTCGTAACTCATTTAGCTGATACCATGAATGGTAAAGCAAGTGGTGAGAAACGTAGGGTTAGACCTGAATCATTGGAAAAATTCAATAACTTCTTTGATACATTCAAATACAAGAATATATTTTGTGATTCTCAATTACAGAATATGGTCACTAAAGCTAAAGACCTATTGGCAGATATTACTCCCAAAGATCTCCGTAATGATCAATCATTGAGTAAATTAATCAGTCAAGAATTGAATGGAATCAAAGAAGAAATTACCAATGCAACTGAAACCTATAAACGTAAATTAACTTTTTAAAATGAAACGCTATCAATATAACATAGTAAATATTTTAATTTTATTGGTATTTGCATTTATCCTTATATTTCCATTTCTTTTTCCTGATATAATTAATCAATGGAATGATAAATTTAGAGAAATGATAAGATTAAAATAAAAATAGGAGACACTATGTTTGATCCAGAATTTTCACTTGATCGATATAATCTGGAAGTAGAAGCAGAACGTCAATCAGCATTAATGAGAAAGTACACTAAACGTCAAGGTAAATTTAAATCATTGCTTAAAAGAGCGCAAAAGGATTTAGATTTGCTTGAAGGTGAGTTAGCTGAAGAATACAGACGTAACAAAAAAGAATATGGTATTCAAAAAGATACTGATCAGGTGATATTCCGATTGATCAAAGGTGATCCTAAATATGAAAAACAATTTGATCAAATGATTAAGTATCAATATTTGTATGATGATGCTGTATCAGCAGTATCTTCAATTGAAGAAAAAGGATGGATGATTAAAGAAATGGTCAAATTATGGTTGAATAATTACTATTCAAGGATAATCGTTAAAGAAAGTGAAGTTAAACCGAAACGATTAAAACTAAACTTAAAGGAGGATTAATTATGTCATTGCAAGATCGATTAAAAAACAGAAGTAAATTAAGTAGTGGTAGTGATGGTAGTGGAATCAGAGATAAATTTAAAAAACGAGATACTACCACACTGGAAAAGACTTACGAACAAAGAGATAAACAAACTAAATCAGGATCAATGGGCAAAACCATATTCAATCACGAATTATTAAGTAAATTTGGAATTGAAGAATGGCAACCTCACCAAACAGTAGGTGATCATTTCTATGAAATCTTACCTGTTTCATTTATTCCACACATTCCCTATCATTTTGAATGCCAAATTCATTTTGCCGTAGGTTTTGCAAAAGATGCATTCATTTGTCCTCACCATGCTCAACGTAAACAATGTTATCGATGTGAACAACAAGCAAAATTGTATCGCAGAAAAGATGAATTTCTCACTGAAAAAAGATGGTCTGAAGATAAATTTAAGGATGCTGCTAAACGATTGTATCCTCAAGATCGAATTGTTTATTTAATCTGGAAACGTACTGAAGAATTATTAGGAGATGAATCACCAGATTTCACATTAAGAGTATGGAATGCACCAAAACAAGCTGTTCATCAGGAAATTCAATCAAAGGTAAGAGATAAAATTAATCGTACAACCTTGGACATTTCCGATGTATCTCCTAATGGTGAAGGTCGAACTATTGCAATGGAAATAACTAAGAAAAAAACGTCAGCAGGTACATTTCCTAATTATGGATCATTTGATCTACATCAAAGGGAAGAACCTATTCCAAATGAAATTTTAGAACAATTAGATGCTTTAATTACTGAAGCTGAAGGAGAAGGTTTTGAAAATGCAATTGAATATCTAATTTACTATGCTGATTATGAGGAAATAAAAGAATCAATGCAAACTGAAGAAGATGAAGATGAAGCTACAAATGGTGATACTGGTGGATCGTCATTACGTCAACGATTGCGACAAAAAGAAGAAAAAGAAAATGAAGAAGCAACAGGACATGTTACAAACACAATTGATGAAACTCTTGCAGAAATTGAAACTGAATGTCAGCAATTAAAACAAGAATTAGCAGGATTATCTTCAATCAAATTTAAAGCATGGTGTAACAAAAATGATTACAGAGTTGCTTTGGAATTCGATTCTCAATCAGAAGCAGTTGATGCAATTGTTGAAGATATGTATGAAAAACTTATAAACGAAGCAGATATTAATATCTAATTTTATGGGGGATCAATAAAAAGATCCCCCCATATTTTTAAGGGGAAAATCATGCCAAAATCAAAAAGAGTTAAACTAACTTCAACAAAGGAACTATTACATGAGAGATTAAAAACATGTGATCTATTGCCTGATGTTAGTTTAAAAAAACCTTTAGCATTTATTGATTCCGGTTCTTGGATGCTAAATTTAGCTTTAACAAACAATATAGATCAAGGTTATCCAATTGGTAGAGTTATTAATCCAATTGGAGATTTTTCTACTGGAAAAACCTTGCTTGCTTGTGAAGCTATTAATTCTGTATGGTATATTGAACATTTAATGAAAAAGAAAAATGTTAAAATCTATTATGATGAACCGGAACATGCCTTTGATTACAGATTAGCACAAAAGTTCAATGTACCTCTTGAACATGTATATGGCTTACGTGAAGATCTTAAAGGCTATAAAAAGAAAAAAGATGAAAAGCCATTTCAAAGATCACGTACAGTTGAACATCTTTATCATAATCTTGAATACATTTCTAAAAAAGAAAGTAATTATGATGTAGTTTTATATATAATTGATTCACTTGATACATTGACAGATGCAAGAGAGATTAAACATTTGGAAAAAAAGGGAATTGAAAAACAAGATATGGGTGGTGGTAAAGCCAGAGTTTTATCTCAATTATTCCGCAATTCAATTGAAGGAATTCACAATTCAAATATCCTCTTAATGATCCTATCTCAAATCAGAATGAACATTGGTGTTGTATTTGGAGATCCCAATACGAGAGCAGGTGGTAAAGCTCTTGATCATTATGCATCTCAATTCTTTATGCTCAAAGAAATAGGCAAGATTCAAACTGATAACAAAATAAATCAGGGAATTGAAGTTAGAATCAAAATTAAAAAGAATAAAACAGGTAGTCGTTACAATGATGTTATTATCAGCATTTTACATGGATATGGAATTGATAATTTTGGGTCTGCTGTAAATTTTCTTTGGGATCATAATCAATTTGAACGATCTGGCAATTACCTTGTATTTCATGAAAAAAAGATGTATCGAGCAGAATTAATTGAATTAGCAGCAAATAATTCAATAGTTGCCAATCAATTAAAATGTGATTTACAAGATTATTGGAATGAGCTTATTCTTGAAGCTGAAATTGATCGAAAACCTAAATGGGGAGGTTAATTTGGATAAAAAAATAAAATTTAGTGAATTAAAAAGATTATGTTTTTGTAATTCTGATAAACTAATTAACAAAGTTTTTGTTATTAATAAAACACCCCATGAATGGCAGGGAATTGGAATGGTCGAATGTAATTCAAATCCAAAAAAAGAAATTGAAGTAATAGATGGATAAAGGAGGTAGTTAACTTGGAGGATTTAAAAGATTTTTTCGATTTTTTTTTGAAAGCAGATTCTAAAAAAAGAGAAGCAGTTTTTGGTAAAATTGCTAATTTTCGTGGTCTATTAAAATCTGATCAAGAATATAATTTTATTAAAACAACTGATCTTATTCAACTGTATGTTTATCTCTTTCATCCAAAAGAAATCATTGTTGTTATCATAGATCCTCAATTGGCAATGGAGTATGTACCTAAAATTAAAATGCTCAAGAGAGATAATTTTGATTCATATTTAAAAGCAAAAAATTGTAATTTTATTATTGTTAATTTTAAATCAATTAATGCTGCTGAAGATTGGGTATTCTCATTTCCTACTAATGACATTAGATATGAAATTTATGATAATACTAAATTAATTAGAAATCAAGAAGGTATGATTTAATGAAAAAAGGTACAGGTCTACCAGAAACATATGAATGTAAAGAATGTGGTGCTTGTTGGTCACAATGCAAAGCTAAAATATGTTTCCATTGCTTATCTAAAAACATATTTATTTTTTGGAAACCTGGGATGATAATTAAACCTAAAAGAATTCAATTAAAAACAAAAATAAGGAGAATTAAACTTGGCTAAAGGAGGGGGATACGAAGGTGAAATTTCTAAAGAGTTTTCTTTATATTTAACTCATATGAAAACTGAAGATGGTGTGTGGAGAACTGAATCATCTGGAGCAAGAGCTACCCAAAAGCAGAAAGCTAAACAGAAATTGATTAGACCTGATATGTTTGGTGACATTACTTATACTATTCCAGAAACTAAATACTGGTTTGATATATTTTCAATTGAATGCAAAACAGGATATGTAAAAAAGAGTAAGAACAAAGACAAAACACAGGTCACATTAACTCATTGGTCACTGTTAGATCTAATTGATTCACAACAATTAATGACAAAATTTCATGAATTTTGGAACCAATGTCTTAATGATTCAATTGAATCCAAACGTGAACCAATGCTTATATTTCGTAGAAATAGAAGAAACTCTTGTATTGCTATGCATCTTGATTTATTTGTTGCATTTATTAAATGTTTTGGAGATCCAGATTTTACTTTTATAACTGTTAATGGAGAATTTTGTTATCTTCCTGTCACTATAATGAATCTAAGAACCTTTTTCGATTGGACTGAGCAGATAAGCCCTACTGTGATACAGAACTATATAATCAGACAGATTATGAAAAGGAAAGGAGCAGGTTAAAATGAGAAAAAGCAATGTCAAATGGATATTTAATGATCATTCAACAGAACGATTCTTTGAACGTACTGCATTGAATGTTACTAAAAAGGATATCGCTAAAGCAATAACTAATAATCAAATAGTACCATTTAAAAGAATTAATGCAACTCGATCTATGTGTTATATTCATGTAAAAAAAGAAGTAATCAAAACAGTAATGCATCGTAAGAAAAATAAAATTATAACAATTCTACCTTGGAAGTCCATTTATCAATTTAAAATAAAATTTCGCATACAAAAATTTGATAATGTAAAATTTAAAATTTACTTATTTCCTGATTGCTATCTTGAAACTGGAAAACCAAATGCTCTAACAAAAGTATATCAAAACGTTTTGTATTTTTCAGATGGTAGTTTTGCATATGAAAAATTACCTTATGATAATTTTTTATTTAATGATGTTGTCAATATAGCATGGTCTAATTTTGTAGCAATAAGTATAGATCATCATAACATACAAAAAGAAAGGAAAGAAGGGAATGAAACGTTTGAAATTAAAGCAAAAGCCAGAACGATTGAGTTTGGGATCGACCACGCAGCAAAGACAGTATGATATAGAACAACTTCTTGAACAACATCATAAACAAACAACTGAAAATAAAAATTTACCATATTTTAAATGGATTCCAATAGAAGAACATGTGCCATTAGATAATAAAGAACCTATTTTAATTTATGATTCTAAATACAGCAGAATGTATGACACCCTCTCATTCATTGCTTTACAACACTATTTACAAAGCAAATATAAAGAATATGATAATATCCCTTCCCATTGGATGCGATTAAAATTACCAGAGGAGGTATAAAATGACTGAAGAAGAATACACAAACATTCCAAATCCAGAATTTACAGTAAAAGGGCCACCTTTAAAAGAAGCATCATTAGAATTTCAAATCATTTCTATTCTAACTAAAAAACTTGGTGGATATATTTTAGTTGATGTTGATAAGGAATTAAAAACTATTAAAGGATTTATAATGCAGACAAATCCTGATGGAAAAATATCTATTAGATCAAGTTGTGTAAATCCTTTATTGGAAAGCTAATGAATATTTCAGAACTTAAATTAATAGCATTTGGACAACACATTGATATAAAAATTAAGTTTACCCCAGGATTGAATGTAATTGTAGGTGAATCGGAAACAGGCAAAACTACTTTGATTCGTGCTTTATATCTTATAATTGAAAATCAACCAAGGGGAGGAGAAAAATTATATCAATCGTGGTTAACTGATAAAAAATTAATGATTCAAATAAAAGATGATGCAGGTAACACCGTTAAACGTACCAATAATAAATATTATATCAATGATAATAATCCTTTAAAAGCCTTTGGTGCAATTGTTCCTAAACCAGTAAGAGAACTGTTTAATTTTAAAGAAATCAATTGGCAAAAGCAACACGATGTTCATTACCTTTTGTTTTCTACCGGAGGAACAGCAGCAAGGCTTTTAAATAGTGCCACTGGTATGTCAGATCAGGAAACTATCATTGATGCATTTAAACAAAAATTATCTAATGCTAAAAGTGAAATTAAAAGATTTAAAAAAAATAATGTAGAACATCTACAAACTGTTGAAAGGCTAAAAAATATAGTTAGATACAGACTTAAAGCAGAAGGTATTATTTATTTAGAAAAAGAATCTAATGAATTAGAAATAAAAGTCAATAGATTAGAAAATATATTGATACAATTGGAATTAATAAAAGAAGCTAAAGTAAAATATGAAGCATCAAAATCTTACAATATTATAATAGAAAATATAATTCATGAAATTAAAGAAGTTAATGAATTCAATAATTATATATCAAAATTAAATATTACTTTAAAAAATATAAAAGAAATAAAAATTGTAAATCCAAATATTATATCAAATTTATCAAATTCATTACAGGTTATCCACTCCAAAAATTTGAAACTCAGTGAATTAAAAACAAAAACTGAATCACTTAAAGGATACATCAATAAAATAGAAGCATCAAAATTAATTCAAGAAACAACAAGAAAATCTATTTTAATTCAACAAAAAGAAATAGATCAAACGTTTAAAGATTTAGGTTATTGTCCTTTATGTAACAGAGTAATTGAGGGAGATCATGAATGTTAATATTAATAGTCGGGGATACACATTTCACAGGCAAAAATCCTATTGCTCGATTAGATGATATTGTAGAGATACAATTTAATAAATTAGAAGAAATTGTTATGCTATCCAACAAATATGATGCTCCTATTATTCATACTGGAGATATATTTAATGTATCTATTATAGCTAATTCAATTCTTACAAAAATTGGATCTATATTAGAAAAATTAAAACACCCACTATATTTTGTTTGGGGCAATCATGATCTCATGTATCATTCATTAGATTTATGGGATCGTACATCTCTTGGAGTACTCTGGAAAAATAGTAATAAAGTAAAACATATTTCAGAATTCTATACTGATTATAAAATTGAATTTGATTATATAGATTGGGGAGGAACACTTGGATTCACAGGTGCTAATGAAATTTTACTTACACATAAAGCAGTTGTTTCAGAACGTAAAATGGGAAAAGGTTCATGGATATTAGAAGATGAAGATTTTTGTATGAACATAGATAATAATCTCCATCTTAGAGGTTATAAACTTATTATCTGTGGTCATTGGCATAAGCCTTATATATTTAAACATAAAGAAACATTAGTTATTAATCCTGGGCCAATGATCAGACATACAATTGATGAATGGTTAAAACCCTCAATAGTACTCATAAATACAAACACATTAATACATAAGAGAATTTATTTAAATACACCTGATCCAGAGAAGGTATTATCCAGAACACACATTGAACAAAACTTTGAATCAGTGACAGACAATGTTTTAAAATTTATTGATTCATTAAAAAATAAAAAATTCAGTCATAAAAAATCATTATTAAAAACAATAATGTATAACTTAGATATACATGAATTACCTATTAAAGTTGAAACATTAATCAGAGAAACAATTGCTAACTTAATTGAGAAAGGAGCTATCGATGGAAGTCTATGATGAAATGATTCATAAATTTAAAGGTGTACGGATGCAATGTATGTTATGGGCAGGTACAGTCTGGAACATATTTTGTAATGACCGTTTTGAAGAAGGTGATTTTGAAATCAAAGTTCA